TGGAGCATAAGCATCACCATTAGCATCTTGGTAAACAGCTTCTTCAGCAGGATAAGTTACAAATACATTCTTTGTGCCTGCACTAAAGTTTACTGCTGTGCCACCATTGCTAGACTCTAATATAGTATTACGAGCTAAAGTAGTGCCTGAAGATGTATAAGTACCTAGACCTACTTCCCATTCTGTGCCACCTACAATAGCATAGTAAGTAGTATTAGCGTTACCTATAACAGAAAATGACTGGAAGCCAGATACTGCACCAGCAAGCGTAATAGTACCTGTGCCTGTGGTGGTAGTGGTTTCCTGAACACGATCCTTGACTACTAGAGCCATGAATTATCCTTAAGCTAATGTAACTGAAAGGTTGCCTGTTGAAATCTTAAAGATGTCACCAGAGTCAATTGTTTTAGATGTATCTAATGCTGTATGGTAAAGTAAGTTACCTGATGTTGAAGCATCATAAATACCAATCCAACCTACTACACCCCATGAGGCTGTACAAGTTGGGAAGGTGACGTCTGCATTATTTGTAGTTACACCGTTAGAAGGTGCAGCAAATGTGACGGATGTTCTAGCGTATGAACCACCTGATACTTCTGTACCACTACCTGCGTCTGTAGGGTCACTTGTAAATAATGCTACATATACTGTTGTTGGTGCTGTGTAAGATGTTGCTCGTAGAGTTACGTTAATTAAAGCGTTCTCTAAATAGTTTGACATTTCTGACATAATTTATCCTTATCGTGTTGCTACTGAAATTACCATTGGTGACGATGGTTGTTCACCAGCATCATCTGATATTGTTAATGAAGTTAAACCTTTATCGTATAATGCAGCCCATGTTGCAACTCTTGCGTCATTCATCAAATATGGCTCTGCTTCACCTAAAGAAGCATACAACAATAAGTCTGGGCAAGTGGCCAAGAATACATTAGATGAAACGGATGAACTTAAATATGTTGGTGCTGCGTAATAAATCATTTTAAGTGTATATGCTGAATCTGGAATTGGTGCAAATTGAAACTCTGATCCAGTAACTGTGTAATAGCTAGGCATTCCGCCAACTGTAACGTTAGAGTTTCTAAAAAAATTACTTGGGTTTTGATATATGACTGTTTGAATTGGATTTGTTTCAATATGAATGTCACGCATCTCTAAGAAATCACTAGGTAATGCTACTGTAGCGTCACTTGCTGTAGTTGTTGTAGTTACTACTTTAATCATTTGTCGTAATCTTAAATCACGTCTTAATCTGTTTTCTGCTAATGTAATAAAATCTGGAATTTGTGTTGTAAGATCTGTACGAGCAAGGTAGTCTGCTACCGTAGCTTTTAAATCTGTATAGTTAGTAAAAGCCATTAAACTTTGCCCTCTCGTGTTCTAAATACTCTGTTATCTGGATTGTTTAAGAATTCTTTAAATCGTTTTTGGTCAACGATATGGAAACCTCGCATAATACCCTTATGGTTTAGCGAATCAATTACTGTCATTGGAATAGATGCAATCTTATTGTCAAATACATCATCACCCCAACGAGTGCGTCTGTCTGTTAATTTTCTTTGTTGTAGATTGTTCTCAATAATATCACTAATATCTTGCCTAGTTTCAAGCACTAAGCCTTGATCTGTATCATGTGCTACAGATGTTCTAAATGTTGTAGGTTTCATTCATTTTCCTTTTGCCTGTCAATTGAGTGAAAACAATTTTTACAGACAAATATGTTAGGTAGAAAAGGCTTACCACAAAAGATAAGCCTAATCTAATTACAACTACTCTGCCAAGTCAGCAATAATTGCGTGAGCAGCTTCGTTCTTAACTTCTAGTGTGTATTCTACTAAAAGTTGAGTTACGTCAGCGTCACCAGATTTTGCTAATTCGTTTGTAGCGAATGGACGTAGGTATGCAACTGATGCCATTTCTGGATCAAGTACAAATGCTACTTCACCGCTGTCACCTGCATCAGCTGGAATAAATCTGTTAGGAACAACAGAGATAGTACCAAAGTCTGAAAGGTAAACGTCAGCAGCACCAATGATTGTTGATTGCTTATCAGCTGGAGCCATGAAACGTTGTGCAGCGATACCAGCAAAGCCAGACACTACTTGTTTTTGTGTTGGAGTTACCATTAATACTGTTGGGTTACCACCAGCTGTGTATGCTTTCTTAACAGCAGATTTCAACATTGTTTCTGTGAAAGCTGCGTCAGTACCAGACACACGAGCAGTAGTACCACCAGAACCAGCAGTTCCGTTAGTGCCACCAACGTAGTTAGTATTTAACCATGCTTGTAAACCACCAAGTGTACGAGCTGTTGTTGCGTTACCAGCTGAGTTTAATTGGTTGCTTAAAAGAATGTATTCCATGTCACGTTTGATTTCAGCAGATGCTTTAGCTAATTGGTAAGCCTTTTCAGATTTACGACCAGCTTTGTTTACTGCTTCTAAAGTACCAGCAATCTTCACAGTTTTTTGTGAGATTTGTGTACGGTTACCAATTCGTGTTGTTGGTGATAATGTAGCGTCAGATGCTGTTGCACCTTCAACTGCAGCGTTAGAACCATTAACGTTAGCTAATGAGTCTGTTTGCCACTCATGTAAAACACCAGTAGCTTTTGTTTTGCCAACTGATGACATAAATGGTGTTTCTGTTGGAGAAATGTTATAGATAACGTCTGTTAAATCTTCACGTTGACCTATAGCTGTGTAGGTTTGATATGTTGCCATGTGTTATTCTTCTTTCTAATTTAAGAATTGTTCAAATAAAGCTGCTGCATCTTTTACTCTTCCAGATGTTCGCAACTGTTGAGATTGTTTTTTAATTGTTTCATTGTTACCTGCTTTCGCTGCAGTACCAGACTTCATCATCTTAGGTGCTTCAGCTACTTTCTTTGTCAAGGCTGGTTTTGACTTTTGCAATTTGTCATACATCATGGCCTTGTGCAATGTAACAACGTGCCTAGAATCATAGACCGAAGATAATTCTTGATCTGTGAAGCCTAGACTTTGACCATAAGAACGAATCTCTTTTCTGAGGTTTTCGCCTTTGGTTGGATCTGAAAACTCTGGTAGAACTTGAGTCAATTTTTGTGCTTCTTGAGCAACTCTTTGTTGCATGGCTTGAGCTTGTTCCGATTGTTGCATATATGCAATTCGTTCCTGCTCTGCTCTTATAGCTTGGAGTTGGTCTTTCTTTTCAGAAAGTTCAGCCACTTTGACTGCATATCCTATAGGGTCGTTTTCCTTTAGAAGGTTTAAATCTTCTTGTGGGGCTTGCGATACTATAAATTGCTCTATAGCTTGCAAACGTTGAGCATATGTATCACGAGCATACTTTGCTTCTTCAATTGCTGCACGTTCAGCTTCAACAGCCTTACGTTGTTCTGCAACTTCAGTAGTTTTCTTTGTATAGTCAGCACCAAGTTGATAACCTTTAATCAAATCGTCAAGGGTAACTTCCTTTTCTTCGCCAGCAGCTTTTACCTTGTAGCGTGGTTGTTCCTCTTCTTCTTGACCGTCATCTTCTTGTTCTTCTGCTTCGCCTTCTTCTGCTTCAGTTTGTTCTACTTCTTCAGTTTGTGGCTCTGCTTCTTGAGCCTGTGCTTGTTCAGCTTCTTGTTCACCTGCTAGTTGCTCCGCAGAGTTAGCTGGGGTGTCCATTAGACCTTCAAATGCATTGGCTGCTTGACCTACAGTAAGCTCGCCACTTCCAGAATTTTCTGGAGTCATGGTTGTTTCACTCATTTATATTTCCTATATTACCTCTATGGGAGGTGTACCAAATGTAGAATTGTCTACAATATTTTCCAAGACTTACTTTTAATTTCGCCAGTTTTAGCGATTGATTCTAAGTGAGTCATGAGTTCGTTGTAGCAAGCGATGCGTTGATATGCTTGCTCTCTTATATCTTTATCTTGATCGTTAGAGTAAATAATTGTGTCAATGTGTTGCTGCTTTAACTCTTCCATCACATCAAGAAAATGTTGATCTTGTAATAATGCTTTGATTGCATCTAATTTGTTTTGCATTACTGTCCTGTTTGAGCTTTGTTAAACTTTTCCAATGTATCTATAACTGTTTTAGTTTGTGAGTTACGAGTGACTTCAGATTGGTTAGAAGCGTCAGCTTGAATCTTAAATGCTTGCATCTGTAATTCTAATTGCTTACGAGCATTATCTAATTCCATTTGCTGTTTTTCTAATTCAAGTTTAGCCATTTCTGTTTGCTGTCTGAGTTGAGCTTTCTCACGTTCAACTTGAGCCAAGATTTCAGCTGCCCTAGTATTTGGATCTGCTTTTTCTTGTGATGCGTTTTGTATAACTTGTTGTTCAATTTCTGGAGTAATCTCATTCATGAATGCTGTAGCATCTTTAAAGCCAGCCATATGTACAAACTTAGCTAATGTATCTCTATATTGTTTTAGTGAGATAAGTGGATTGCTTACACCATATGCTTGTAAGATTTGTTCTTGTTTACCTAAGATCATTTGCATAGTAGCAAGTTGTTCTTGACGTGATCCAGTACCTAAACCTACGTTAATTGTAACGTTATATTCTGTATCCCATTCACGAGGATTAAATGGCACAAATTTACCGTTAATGCGTAGCGTTCTAGTAGCATCTTGGTACTTGCATAGTAATTGTAGGATACCTTTAAATAGTGATTTAACACCTGTTTCTGCAAAGATACGAGCAATCAGTTCTAACTTACCATAAGATGCATTAGACATTGTAGCAACCGCTGTTGCTGTAACGTTTTGCAATACATCTGCACTTAAGCCTTGTTGAGCATCGCTAACACCAGTACGTTTAGCTTGAACACCGTCTAAATACTCTAGCATTGGGAATGATTGTGATGCACTAGACTGTACTGTTAATGGTACGATTGCACCTGCATTCTTAACACGAACTACACCACCTGCTGTAGACGTTAGTAAATCATCTAAGTTCACTTGTCCTTCAACTGCTGCAATTCTTGAATTGTTTGTTAGGTATAAGTTATCTAACATTTGGCGAGTAACTGTAGACTTAATAAGTTGAATGTCTAAAGTACGATCCGCTAGTGACTGGCCATAGAATTTATGTGGAATTGGTATTGGGCAAATTGAATGGAATGGAACATAGTCACACTCTTCATCCGAAAGAATTTCATTAGATGCATATACAATTCTTCTTAATTCAGCAATGCCATCATCATTATAATCAACTTGAATGTAGCATTCATATACTTCTACTACTTCCATTGACTCATCTTGTGAGCCCATGCTGTTTGGTTGTTCACCACGAGAGTAACGTGCAATTCTGTCTGGACTAAATTCTAGTGTGTCACCAGACTCTAGTGCATTAACTGTATCTTTATCAAAGCCCATAGCCACTAATTCAGAACGAGTAATCATTCTACGATGAGCTACGAATGGTGAGTCTTGAATTGTCTTAGCACGTTTAGATATTAAGAACTCTTCTGGTGGTACGTTTTCTACAACGATCTTACCATTGTTCTTTGTGCGTCTTAATGTAACGTTATTAGACTTGCTGAATGTTGATAGGCCAGTAAGTTCATCTACTGTTGACTCTTCAATAATTTCTTGTGATACAAGTTCAACCTCTGGATCTTGCATGAGCATCATTAGCTCATCATCTGTTAGGCCTTCATACTTTTCTTTTGTTAAATCTTTATCATCATTCCAGTATGCTTTAACTACACCAGTCTTTTGAAGTAATGCATCCTTGAACCAATTGTGTAGAATTAAGAATCCATCGTTATCTTTATAGAATACATGATTAACTAATTGTGTAGCCTGTTCAGCATTTTGTTCGTCACCTTCTTTAGCTGGTGAAAACTCTACTACGTTATCACTAGAAGTAAATACACGAATAAGTTGTGGTAATGCACCGTCAACTGCTTCTGCAACTTCACCTGTAACGATTGAAGATTTGCCCTCCACCTCATTTCCGTAAGGCTCACGCAAATAATACTTAAGAGCTTCTTGACGTTCATCTGTAGTATCTGTTTCAAGATAACCTAGTGAGTCATCTATCTCAGATTCAATAATGCTTTTTAATTTGTTAATATCAATCATCTATACTATCCAATTTGTGTTAATGTTTAGTGGAGCTCCCCAATCAGATCCAGACTCATCTAATCCTACCGAAAGATAGCGGAAAGCGTCACTAGAATGTGATGCCCAGTCGTGTAATGGTGTGTCAAAGAATACGTTACGTTTCTCATCAAACACTCTACGATAGTTTCGCAAGGCATCTAGGCCTTTCTTTGTCTTATCTTTATCAAACCAACATCGTGGAAGAATCTGTCTTACTGCTTGTATACCATCCTGTACAGATAGTTTTGGCACTACTGTTATTTCTAATCCTGCTGCCTCTAATACTTCTTTACGAGATTTACCTGTTCCTAATTCCCTAACTACCACGTCATGAGGTAGCAATTGAGTCGCATGACTCCATCCATTATCACGAATGTAAGATACATATGTGTCTAGTCCTTGCCCATGATTCTCATAGTAATCAACTAATCTAATTTCTTTACCAACTACTTGGGCTACCCAAATAGAAGTTGAATCAGACATACCTAAGTCCCAAGCACAGAATGTCTTTGACAATTCTTCGTTAGGAATAGTTGTAATTCTATCTTGCTCTTCCAAGTCATTAATGAGTTTACCATAATATGATCCTTCAACTGCTGCGTTGAAGCTACACTCAAACTCTTGGTTATATTTGTCATCGCCCATTTCATTACGAGCAGATGATAATTCACTAGGAATTAATAACTTTGTTTCACTAGCTTTAAATTCTAATAGCTTCCATCCATCTTCTGCTTTGTCAGCACGATCTCTTAGATCCTTGAAGTGGTTGTTGCCTTTTGGTGTGCCAATAAACATTGCATATCCGATACGGTCTGCTAATGCTGGCCTAACTACATCACTAAATATAGCTGGATTTACGTCACCAATCTCATCAATGACTACACCATCTAAATAAATACCACGAAGAGAATCTGGTGAGTCTGCACCGTATAAAGATATACGTCTACCCATGAAGTCCACTCTTAGCTCTGCTATGTTAGCAACAGCACCTAGTGGCCTTGTATACTGCAATAAGTAATCCCATGCAATTCTTTTACATTGTGAGTACGTTGGTGCAATGTAAGCAAATCGTGGGTTAGGTTTATCACACAGTAGTGATGAATGTATCAACTGGTTTATGGCTGATACTGTCTTGCCCATACGTCTATGAGCTACCACTACTGTGAACCTGTTGTCCTTCACCATTTGGTGAATCAACTTCTGTGGAGCACGAGGAGTATACTCAGTAGATACTATGTCCTCGTCATCGTAAACTGTTTCAATCTCTTCAGACATCTATGCCTGTTATAACTTTAATGGATACTGGTTGATCAGCATCGCCTGTAATTTCTGTAGAAGATAAGTCTGGTAAACTTTTCTTGAGTAATAGCTCAATTGCTTTCATTCTTGTGGCTGAAATCTCATTTTCAGTCAAGCCAAGTGCATGATTTTGAAGGACATTTACGAGCTGACTAGTTTGTATTTTAGTCCTTACTTCTTCTTGATGTCTTTTGCGTAATCTCTCTGCCATGATTGTAACTCCATTACTGGGTCATTACCTTAGTTGTTAAATGTTTACCACTTTACTTTGTTAGCCCAGTAAGCTGCACTCATCTTACCTTTAGCTATATTATCAGAATGTCTTGCCTTAAATGACTTAGATCTTGCAGTATCTTTTTTATCACCACTAACACCTTGCTGGCCAAAGCGAATAAGTTTTTCTTTATCGCCTACCTTTGCCAGTACTGCATGGCTTTTAGTGGGATGGTTTGGAGTTCTCTTAGGTTTATTAACACCAGAGAATGTTTCTTTACCCTTCTTGATCATTTTTTCTTCTTAGCTGTTTTAGCTGCGTCCCTAAAGTCTTTTGCTGACGGAGCTTTGCTAGATCCTACCTTGTTCATCTTCTCACCAGAGCCCGCCTTGATTCTAGCCTTTTTTGCTGCGATGTTGGCATAGAGTCCAGTTTTAGTAGCCACTTTTCATTCCTTTTTTTGCAGGTTTAGCAACCATCTTTTTGCCTGTTTTTTTAGCTTCTTTTTTTGCAGCTGCAACACCAGCTTTTGTATAACTGAATTTTTTACCATTAACGTTTGGCATTGTTTTTCCTTTATCTAGTTAGCATTCTTATAATTGCATTTAAATCCATGCCTTGTGGCATTTGGTTTTGCATAGGCATTGCATTTCGCATAGACATACCGCCAGCATAAGGAGGAATGTTTTGCATGGTGTTAGCTTGTGGATTATATCCTCTTAAAAACTCTACATCTGCTGGAGTGCCTTGTGTATAAACATCACCCATTTGTCTAGCTCTTGACATTTCATCCATCTGAGCTTTCATTTGTGCAAACTTTAATGCTGCTAATTCAGCTTCAGTCATAGTGGCTGTAGGTGGTATTCCGTTATATCCGCCTAATCCACCTAATAATCCTGCTAATCTATCCATGATTTTTCCTTATTTTTTCTTTTTCTTGCTCATGCCTGCTTCGCTTAACGCAATAGCAATACCTTGAGCTTTAGATTTAACTACCTTGCCACCCTTACCAGAATGAAGTGTACCAGCCTTGTACTCACCCATTACTTTTGCTACTTTCTTCATCTTGCCTGCTTTTGTTGTTGGCTTCTTCATTAGGTATCCTTAATTTAAAATGCGTTAGGTTTGTACAGTCTGGACAAATATCATAACCTGTTGTGTCAAACGGTTGGCCACATTCAGAACAAATAGATACTTGCATACACTTTACTTAAAAAAATGCCCACAGAACGTGGGCTAATAAACAACGGAGGTTGTTGAGCACAAAAGTAATAGATACAATTATCCCAACCCCCAGATTATACCACCAAATGTTACTGCTGTCAAGTTCTAGTTAGGTATTCTGCGTGTAGCTATAGTTAAAAGGTTATCTAGTGCTTGATTCATGTGGTAATCTTGCAACACTTCTGCTTTTGATCCAAGATACCTATGGTACACAGCATTCTGCTGCCTTTCTGGTAATGAATGAATTATTGCATCAATAGTCCTAACGTGATCTGCTGTCATGGATTCGTACATCTCATCAAAGGAAGTACTCGTACCACCCCCATACATTCCAGATGATTTGTTTGGGTATCCCAAAGACTTTGATGTACTTTGCCTCATGTAGGCAGACCATGCTTTTAATAAATCAAGTAAATGATTCATTGTCATTTAGAAACTTCCTTTTCAATTAATCTTGCAAATAAAAATACTTGATCAATAGTTGACAGGCCACCTAAACTTCCAATGCTGGCCTTAAATGCTGCTAATATTTGTTCGTCTGTTAATGGGTTCATTCTAATCCTCTAAATAATATAATGCACTTGCGTTAAAACTTTCAGCGTGTTGCATTCTAAAGTTATTGTGTTTGTCTTTATCTTCAGTATGTGTATATACACTTTTAATTTTTCCATCAAAGTTTGGCATTGGATGAAATATATCTTGTAATGGACAAGGATTGTTTACAAAATAAACTGTATGGCTTTTGCTTCCACTTGAATTTAAAAATCTATAGGCCACCATAGATGATATAGCACTTCTTATACTGTGATACTTTGCATTGATACGTTCAGCTATTTCTGTTGAGGTAACCCTTTCATTACCAATTGCATTAAGAATTAATTGCCTTAATTTAGTAACGTTAATATACTCACCATTAACTAAATATAATTTTTGAGATTTGTTATCCATTGTCTTTTTTAAATCTATGTAATTTATTAATCTCTAAAGTTGTAGCGTGTGCATGGTCAAGATTAACACCATCTGCTATTTTAGTTCCCATCTTAACAAAGTTGCCTTTTTCAAAAAACTCCTTACACTTCATGTATCCAAGTATCCATCCTTTAGATTGATCATTAATAATTCTAGTAAATATATAATAATCGGCATCTTGTTTATGCATACTGTTTACATCATGAGAGTTTACAGTACACAAGTAATGTGGCAAAGGTTTAAATTTACATGAAATTGTTTTTATTTCTAACTTATATCCTTTGTATTCCATATCATAATCGTAACTGTCAGTAATTGTTTTTATGCCAAGAAAATCTTTTGTAATTTCTTCACCTAAATAACCAAATACTGTTCTACTTTTTTCAGCACCAAACTTACTTAATTCTTTTCTATTAAAAGAAAACTTATCTGCTCTATCTTGTGCCGACTTAATCATTTCCTTTGTAATATTTACTTCAATCACGAAACATCAACTTCTTTTATTTGCCAACGGTTGTTTTGTTTATATGTACCCCATACAAGTATCTTCCAACCTGCCTTGCGTACATACTTAACAGATTCACTATCAGCTATCTTTTTTATTCGTGCCCCCATATTGCTCTTTGATGTGACCTGCACCGCTACTACTTGGCCTTCTTCAGTTATAGCAAGGATGTCAATAAACGTAAAAAGGTCTTTGCGTACACCAGCATGAAAGTTAAATGTTTCCACTATCTGCACTAGTGGGTAATTTTCCTTCTTCATTCTTGCTAGTGCTACTTGTGTCGGTGACATTGCCATCAAATTGTCCTTCGTGTGGTTTTTGTTTAAAAATATTATCCCAGCGATCTGCTAACTCCTGCTCAGAAATTAACAATGGCCTTCTTCCAGAACCTTTACCCATCATCATCCTCCATGATATGAACTTTAATATATTTATAAGCTGCTTCAATTGCTACAAATGGAATTAAGAATGGCACTAACATAAAGCCAGTTATACCTACAATAAATCTAAGCATTTATTTTCCTTAATGTATCGACAAGCAATTCTTCTTCAGTACCAAATTTATTTTCAAATGTTTCTTGTCCTGCATGAAGTGCTACACCATGACCGCCATGTTGGTGATGTAGCGGGCACAATGGAATTGCATTCATAAAATTATTACGCATACCAATGCCCATATTGTGACGTAAGTGATGTATGTGTGGCGGTGAATAGCCATGACCCTCTCTTAAACAAACAATGCAACCCAGTTGTGATAATTTGTCATAGTGTTGCTTCTCTGTTTTGGTCAAAGTGGAATCCTAATCCAATTGCAAATCGCTGAATGTCATGAATGTATTCTGCAAACTGATCTACATTTAAAGACGTAGTGCTCTTTATAGCATAGATTTCAGATCCTGCAACTGTTTTCTTTTCAGACAAATATTTAAATCTAAACATATCATGCAACTCTTCTTCAGAGTATCCTGTGTAATCACCTAGCTCTTTAAGCATTGCCCAATAATAATCATTTTGAGAATTGCTTCTCTTTGATTTAAATTTACCAAGTTCTAAGTCACCTTCTTTTTCAAAGTCATGACGATGAATTTTTGCTACTGCTAATAATATGTTGTGTTTCGTTATCCTCATATTTTTTGCTCCAGTTA